ACAATAACAAGTTTAGATGTACCGATAGGAAGTGGTTTATTCTAATGAGATTTTTTGTTATACTCGGACTAATCGTAGTCATGTACGGTTGTGCAAGTATAACTAAGTTTCACGAAATAGATTGTGAAGATGAACAATTTATGTGTCGTGAAAGTGCGAGTGTTGAGAACATACCAACTACTGACGCACTGAAAAGTGTTAATCCACCGAAAGGCGAGAAAGTAGTAGTTGCAGTATATCAGTTTTTAGATAAGACTGGACAAAGAAAATATAGAGATAACTTCTCTGACTTTTCTACTGCAGTGACACAAGGTGCAGAAACTTTACTGATTGATGCACTGAAAACTGCGGGTAAAGGAGAATGGTTTAGAGTTGTAGAAAGAACAAATATAGATGCACTTGTCAAAGAAAGACAGATTATCAGAAGTGCGAGAGAGGAGTTTAACGAAAAGAAAAAGTTAAGTCCTTTATTGTTTGCGGGATTATTAGTAGAAGGTGGTATTGTAGGATATGATACCAACTTAGAGTCAGGTGGTCGTGGTGCAAGGTGGTTAGGTATTGGTGCATCGACTACGTATAGAAGAGACTCAGTAGTCGTTAGTGTGCGAGTAGTATCGACACTAACTGGAGAGGTTTTGTTAAACGTACAGACAAAGAAAACAATCTTATCTGTAGGTGGTGGATATGATGTATTCCGATTTTTTGATATGGATACAAAGTTATTGGAAATTGAAGACGGCAACGGATTTAATGAAAGTGTCACATATGCGACACGTTCTGCGATTGAAGTTGCGGTATTAGAACTTATTTACCAAGGCCACGATAGGGGTTATTGGGAAATAGACGGTGAACATCGTCACCCGCATATGAATGACGGGACAAACGATAGACATCAAATAAAGGAGAAAAAATGAGAGTAGTTCTCGGTTTATTATTAGTTTATATTACACATTTGCCTGTAATTATGTTTGCAGACAACGAGATATATATTGAACAAGTGGGAGACGGACTTGAATTAATTATTGAACAAACGGGTAATGGAAACTTGGTTGGTCAAAATACAAGTACGGGTTCTTCTGCATCTGATATGAAAATGCAGTTAGAAGACGGTAATGCATATTGGTTGTTCAATGGTAGTTCAAACTTATTGTTTGGTGATATTGCGTCCACTGGATTTAATATCGACTACAATGTCGCTGGTTCTTCAAACAGAATTAATCAGTTGATTGGTGATGTCACTGGAAATACTAATAGTAATTATAGTGCAGATAATATCGATTTAAATGTTGACCTACAAGGAAGTAGTAATCAATTGACATTTAGGTTTGGTAATAAATCTGAAACTTATAATACTCCTAATAACTTAGGAGACGGTGCGTTCTTTAACAATAGTGCGGGATTTCAAACTTACTCCGCACATACATTTACAAATGGAAACATTACGCAATACGGTACATACGGTGGTACATGTGGTGGTTCTGCGTGTACTAACAATTATGGTTCAACAGCCGCATACTGGGATAGTTGGACTATTACCGAAGGTAGTGCAGACGGTCTAAATCTAGATTTACTAGTAGACGGTTCTGGTTCATCTAACACGATTGGTGCATTTGTAAACTCTGCAAACGCAACTTGGGATTGGGATATCACTGGTTCAAACAACTGGATATTAACAACTCAAGAAGACGGTAGTGATAACAAAATGTCTGTAGACCTTACTGGAGATAAAAACTATGTCTTTGTGGGTCAAAGAACTGGTACTAGTTTATCAAGTACAGAGGCAATATTAGATGCAAGTTTCACAACTGACGGGTCAGAAATCACGATTATTCAACAAGATACTGGCGAGTAGTTTATTACTGATAGGTTCTGTATTATACGCAGAACCTATTGGTGATGTTCGAGAGTCTACGGGTGCAAGTCAAGTCACACGTCAGACGGGAGAGTCATACGAAGGTGCAGTAGACCTTTCGGTTCTTTTCATGGATAAAATGGAAACCATGAAAGGACGTATGAAAGTTGAACTAATTGACGAAAGTGTTTTTACTATAACAGAACATTCTATGGTCATCGTAGATAAATTTATCTATGACCCCAACCCTACAAAATCTACTCTTGCACTTACCTTTGCAAAAGGTACTGCGAGATTTGTCACCAGTAAGACTGGTAAAATACCAAAAGAAAATATTAGTATCAATACAAGTTCTGCAACGATTGGTATTCGTGGAACTGACTTTACTGTCACGGTAGATGAACTGGGTAGAACTTTAGTTGTTCTTTTACCAGATGAAACTGGAGCTCCTTCTGGTTCAGTCATCGTATCTAATCTGGGTGGAGAGATTATTCTGGACGAAGCATATCAAGCAACTCTGGTACAAAGTTATGATGTCATACCAAAAGAAACTGTTATCCTACAAGGTATTACTATTCCTATGATTGATAATATGTTTATTGTAAACCCACCAAAAGAAATACGAAAGATTGCAGAAGAAGAAGAAAAAACCAAAGAAGATAAGGATAATATATTAGATATAGATTATCTGGATTTCAATGCATTAGAAGACGATGCATTAGATAAAGAAGATGCATTTGAGTTTACTGAGTTAGATATAGACTTATTAGATGTAGACTTTTTACAAGATGTATTAGACATTGTTGCAGAATTAGACAAACTTACTGAGTTAGATAGGAAGTCAGAAGAGATAGATAGTATAAATATAGAAGGTACAACAATTGGTTTTGACCAAGACACTCAATACAATACTTTAGTAGATAAGAGTGCGGGTAAAATCACATTGAATAGAGAAGTAAGTGGTAAGATAAGAATTACTCAACCTATCTATTCTAATGCAAGGATAGTCACAATAACTGACCAGAAACCAAGTGACATTATATTAGGAGACGGTTCGGGTGCGAACATAACGATAATACAACAATGAAAAGATTTAAACTATTTACAGAAGAAGATAACCCTAGAATACCTAGAAAGAAAGGTCAACCTGCTAATTCTAAAAAACACTCTGACCTATACACAGATGAAAATCCAAAGGGAACTATTCATGGTCTTGGATTTAAAGATGTAGAGACTGCAAGAAAGAGTGTTAAGAAGATAGAGAACTCTGGTAAGAAACATGCACATAAGATACAAGCTGCAATCGCAATGGAACAACGTGCAAGAGAAATGGGTAAGACCGAAGAGGCCGCAGTATATCGTCAATACATCAATAAGATGAAAAAGAAAACCAAAGAGATGAATAAAGAAAGTCTTTGGGATAATATTCGTAAAAAGAAAGAAAGAATTAAAAGGGGTTCGGGTGAAAGAATGAGAAAGAAAGGAGAGAAAGGAGCTCCTACTGCAGACCAGATACAAAGAGCACAAGAAGATTATATGGAATACCACCCAAAGAACAACGCAAAGTATCGTAAACTCACACCTAATCAATGAAAGGTTTCAAAGAAGGTCTAATGATTGTACTGCCTTGGTGGATAGGGTTTAGTATTATATTACTCAGTATAGAATATCTTCGTGCAGATAATGAAATAAACATCACACAAAGTGGAGACGGTATTGAGTTGTATATAGAACAAGAAGGTAAAGATAATCTTGTAGACTTCTCTATGCAACACTGGGGAAACAAAGTAAAGATAATACAACACGGACATAATAACCATGTGACCTATGGACACTGGGGTAGTTTAAGTAGTGGAGATATAGACGGAACATTTAACGAACTACACTTTGCACAAGTATGCAGTCGTGGTACGAGTTGTAAAACATCTGATATAGGTTTTCATATCTACGGAGACAACAACTCAGTTCGTTGGGGACAAGGATATATACTTAGTTCTCTAACTGATACAACTTTTTCATGGGACGGAAGTGAAGGTGGTGGACATGATGCGACTATTGACATTCACGGAGATAATAATAATCTTGCGGGTAATCAAAGAAATTCATCTGCGGGTATCTATAGTGAACATCAAGCAACTTTCAATCTTTATTCTGATAACAACAATGTATTCTGGAGACAAAATACTGACGGTGTAAAAACTGTAAATCTATCTACATACAATGACGGAAACAATGTGACTGGATATCAAAGTGGTTATGCAACACATACCGCAAACATATCTTTGACTGGCTCTTTTCCAACTACATTAAGTTTAGAACAAAAAGGTGGTACTGCACAATCATATTCTTTATCACAGAACTGTCAAACTTCGGGGGGTTGTAGTGTCTCAGTCGTCCAACAATAATACCTTTTGGTCGCACCACTGCGAAAAAAGAAAAGATAAAGTCTTTGTACCAGTCGGTGCAAAGTGTACTTTTTGTGGTAAGAAAGAACTAGAGTGTATGACTAGAAGAGTATTTCCCTAGTTTTTAGAACGAGTCTTTTCATGTACATGAAGCATAATCAATGCGTAGTGTATAACCTTCATTAAGTCTTCTTTGTTATACCCATTCTTGTTTCCATATCGTTGTGCATACTTCATGATGTTTCCGATACAGAACCCTTCTCCATGTCCACCGTCAATAATAAACTCAGTTGCTTGAAACTTGTTTTTAGAATAATGTTGATTATAAGTTTTATCAACATAAGTCTTAAGTTCTTTTAGAAATTTATCTTCATCGTATTTATAGTTTGTCTGCATAATATATCCCAAATCCAATTAATATTATAAACCAAAGTAAAACCGAATATGTATACTTTTGTTCTTTAAGGTTGTCTTCTATTCTTTGCAATGTTTCCATTGACTTTTTAAAATAATCTTCTTTCATAATTTAAACCCCATATTATATATTATTGTTCAGAAGATGTCAAGTCATCTATTGCCATATCTAACATATTTTTATCTGAAAATTTAACTGCCATTGTAAACCTATCACAAGAAGTATATGCAGAATGCCAAAAATGTTTTTCTGGTTCATCGTCTGAACCAAAATAATACCACCGACATTGCCAACCTTTTTTATCTTCTAAACTTACAATTACATTTTCTTCCATATCATAGTAATTAAAATAACCTTCACCCTTTTCACTGTAGGTAAACATCATCTGATATGCAGTTGCATTTTGATTAGTATGCCAACCTATAAAACCACCAGCGGGATAATAATTTAAAAGTGCATTATGTGTTGCACCTAACAAAGGCGGAAATTCATATCTCCAATATTCCCAAAATGATTTCCAGTTTCTATGGTCAACTGTTGCCATTCTAGATACTGGTTGACAAAAAGCAGCATCAGGATAACCGTCATGATTTTTTAATCTCATTACATTTAGATATTCTGGTGAACAATAATATTCCCCTTTGTCGTAATCTTGATGTATAGTATAAAACTCTTCATCGTGATAACCTTCGGTATCAAAAAAATCTGAACGTAATTTTTCTAAATGTCGTAAGTAAAAAGGATTAGTTATTTGAACTTCCATTTACCTATGCACCCATTTTTAAATACTTTTGTATCAACGCATCGCCTTTTAGTTTCTTACCAAAAGTATGAATTAGTTTTCCGTCTTTCTCTCTTTCAATCCTACCGTCATTATATGTAGTATCAGTGACAGAACCGTTCTCAGTATCTTGTGGTCTGTCATCGTAATAACAAGTATTGGTTTTATGACAATGTATTTGTTCTATACCTTTTGCCCATTCTTCCGCATCAAGTAATAATTTTTGTCTTTGAACTATATCAGTATATTGTGTCATAATCCTATATTACTCATTTGTGATATAAACTTCATAAACATCATTACTCTTTCTTGTTCAGTACCACTTCTTTTGCAATCCATTCCAACTGAAAAAGTGTTCTTATAATTTTCATTCTTTATATCAGTCCACATTCTTTTCGCAACTTTATCTGCATCTAGTAAATTTATTTCATCAAAAAGATTTAAATTTTCACCGCATGTCATTCTAGTTTTTACCCAACCTAATGCATAGTCAGTCCAATAAGTTTTTGCAGTATTAGTTATCCAATGCATATATGCTTCTAGACCTAATTTCTTTTTTGCATCTGCATATTCTGGAATGGGAACTTTAACTGTTTTTGGATAAAAGTCTGGTTCACTATGTACATGCATCAAATTAGACATTGAAGAACCCGTAGTAATCATAACTCTAGGTTCTTTTAGATTTTCGTTTTTAATAAACCACAATGCGATTTCATTCTGTTGACCTTTACCCCACGCATTATTAAAAAATATATCAGGGTTATATTCTTTAATCTGTCCGAGAGTATTGGGAAGATTATTTATAAGGTCGTGTCCCGTTTCCCGAGACATACCTTTTACTTCATAATCACTAGGACAGTTTTCTAGTATTGCTTTACCAATACCGTGAGTATGTCCAGTGATTAATACCTTCACGGATTTACTTTTTGGATTACTGAGACTGAGTCTTCGTAAGCCTTAACAACATCTGCATGAGTATTAACTACTAATACTACATTTGATTTTTGTATTGATATCTCTTCGGGAGACTCTTCCGAAGTCACACAAACACCTTTTGCAAAACCAAAACCTTTTTCTGATTGAATAACCATTTTAGGTTTTTTTATTACAACTACATCTGCACCTTCATCAACATCTCCGATGAATTCTCCATACGTTGATACTACTGTTTTAATCATATTAACTCCACTTAAATTCTTTAAATTTTTCTGCGTTTACTCTATCCCCAGCTTCTGATTTATCAAACACGGGTACATCATCTTTAGTTGTGACCATATTCTGATTGTCATCATCTTCTAGTTT